ACTCCCCGCGCCGATCCCTTGCGCCGCCGTAGCGATAGATGTTCCGACTGATTGAACCACATCAGCAATGCCTTGTAATGCTGTACCAATCGCAGAACCAGTAGCGCTGATAATGCTTGCTACACCACTTAGAGCCGTACTAATAGCCGTACCGATACCCATTGCAGCGGTAGCGATTGCCATTCCTGCTGCTGACACAACCGATGCAATGCCACTAAATGCAGCACTAATCACGCCACCAATCGCTGTGATGATAGGTACGATTTGAGTTATTGCTGTAACAATCGCTGAAACGATTTGACTGATGATAGGTGCAAGGGTTTGAACAACGGTAACAATAGCAGAAATCACTTGACTAATGACTGGCGCCATTGTTTGAACGACTGTAACAATCCCTTGAATAAGCGCCATAATGATAGGTGCTGAAGCTGATATAGCTTGAGCGATAGCACTGATTACCATTGCAATTTGTGGTCCGAATTGTCCAATTACTTGAGCAACTTGAACGATACAGTCTGTTATGACTGGTGCGATGGCTATAATTGTGTCTGAAATTATCTGAGCAATCGCCGTCACCGTGTCCCCTATAATTTGAACAATTGGAGTTATTGCGGTGGCTACTTCGCTGATTGCAGAACCTAGAGCGGTAGCCAAACCACTAAAAGCGTCAATGATAGCTGGCAACGTTCCTAAAATAGACGTCCAAGCGTTGCCAAACGCTGTAATGGCTGGCGCTGCGTTGCCAATAGCAGTGCCAATAGCTTCAACCAGTGGCGAAAGTTTAGCTAATCCCGGTGCCGCTTCACCAACAGCTTTGATAACGATACCAAATGCAGTACCGAACGCTTCAATTACTGTTCCAGCCGCCTTACCAATGCCTTGCACAACAGTGCTAAATGCTGACCCTAGAGCGTTTAAGATTTGCGAAACACCTTGGGATTGTGTAGCTAGGAGCGTAAATGAAGCAACGATAATGGCAATACCTGCACCAATTCCGACTGCTGCGATAGCGACTGCTGCACCAAACGACAACAGCGTAGCAGGATTAAGACCTCTTAAGCCCTGAAGCGCTAGCTTGATAGCAGTTCCTACACCGGTCAGTGCACTTTTTATACCAGTACCTATGCCTTTAGCAGCATTTGCTATCCCGTTACCTGCCGATTTAATAACATTGCCCATTCCGTCGAGCAATTGAGCTATCGTTGACTTAGAACGTTTAACACTATTTGTAGCCCCTTCGAGACCCTCAGTGGCTTTATTTTTAAAGGCACTAAACGGATTAAATGACTTAATCCAGTTCAGACCTCGCATAGCAGTATCAAACACTGAAAGCCCAGCCTTTGCAGTCATGAAGCCTGCTACCATGGCTAAAATGCCACTAGTGATGCCATTGAGCACGCCTTTAGGGATAGAGCTTACAAACTTAGACACTGCTGAAACGGCTTGAGATATCCATTTTGTTAACGTCCCAAAAGCTGTCCCTAGCGCTGAGATAATCGTCTGCATCTCAGAGCTACTAAACACATCGCCAATTGAAGTCCCAATGGTTTTAACAGCCCCCCAAGCGTCTTCTATCGCTGATTTAAAAGCTTTGAATGCGCCAGTGTCCGAAAACGAGCCGATAAAGCTCTTAACCGACCTAGTAGCAACAGTTAAACCTCTTGATAGCCCACTAACAATGTCGCCAATGCCAGTGCCTAGCCCTTGGAATATGCCCTTGAAATCTATGGCTTTTAGCGCTGCTTTGGCTTGAGTAGAAACATACTTAAACGCATTTGCTAAACCCTTGATGGCTCCTGTATTACTAAAACCTTTCCAAAATGCTTGGACAGTTTGGCTGACCCCTTTTACAACTTGGTCAATTGCTTTATCGAGTCCGTTTGCGAACTTCTGAATCGGTTGTTCATCAATTTTGCCAAGAGCATCAATGATTCCCTCGATTCCTCTGATTGCCTTGTTGCTAAGCTGTTCAAAAACTGGTTGCAATTTAGTTGAAACCGTTTCGTAGAGCCCGTCAACGGCTTCGTCTACAGATTTGTACCTAGTAGCCAAGCTCTGCATGGAATCGCCAGCCCGTTTAAACGCTTCTGCAAAGTCTTCAGTCTTAATTTCACCGTTTTGAATTTTGCTTACAAGATCATCAAGAGACATTCCCATCTCTCTAGCGACGGCAGCCATACCCGCTGGTGACTGTTCCATCATCAGCTTGAAGTCTTGCCATTGAATCTTAGGCTTGGTCATCGCTTGAACCATTTGTTGGCTCAGCGTCTTCATTGCCTGTTTAGGATTTTCAGCAGAAGCGGCAAGACCACCCATGGCTTTTACCAAATCGCCAGCATCGCTACGACCGATTGCGGCCATCTGAGAGAACGTAGTACCCATGTCAGAGGCAGAATAAATTGTCTGTGTTGCATAGTCTTGCATAGCCTTTTTAGCTGATGCAATTTCTGTTTGCCCCCAACCTAACTGGCTTAAGCTCCCATCGAATGTTTTCCAAGCCTTCGTTGAGTTGTTAAGCTCGGTCATCATACCACCGACACCGCTGGTTATAGCGCCGATACCCTTAGTGATCCCAGCACTAACAAGGTTAGCACCGAGCACACTTTTAAACATCGAGCCTAGACCTTTGCTACTCTTACCGAGTGATTCAGCTTGTTTTTGAGCGTTTTTCAGGGCGCTAGATAAGCCGTTATCTTGTGCTGACAGTATCGCCCTCACGTTGAATGTTTTATCAGCCATCTAACAACCCCTCCTCTCTTTTGAACGCTAGGTTTCGTCTAGCTATCTGGATAAGATGCCTATTGTCCTTCTCGGTGGTTCCGAGAAGTTCTTTTTCACGACGTTCTTCGTCATAAAAATCTTTAAACTCCTTAAAGACATACTTCTTACCGCCCTTGCTCGTAGCCTTCACACTACGATTTAAGAAGGCTTGTAAATAAAGCTTCTTCTCCTCTTGAATAAATCTTTTCGCATAAGCTTTTTGATACAACCTCAACTCATTCAGCGTCATTCGTCTAGCTTCTAGGAGTGTTGTTTCATACCTAGCCATGCAATTTGTGATTAAATCTTCGTAGGTCTCTTTTGAACCCTTGACGTTTTCTAAGCTTCTTCTTGAGCTTCCAACATTCGTTTGGCTGTTTCTCGTGTCAATGGTTGCTTCTGCAACGCTGAGAAAAAATCCTCAAACAAGTTATCCAATCGTCCATTTTCAGCCTCACGTTCAACAAAACGCTCAATACCCTCTACAGATGGTTTTTGGCGTTCTGTAGCAGTTCCAGCTTGAATGAGGTCTAGCAGAACAAGTGGGTTCTTTTGTTGCAAATCAACCACTGCATGCTGTACACCAAAACCAAACGCTACACCGTTTTGATTGATTGAATAACGCTCGTCGAGCACTCGCAAGAAGTCAAATCCAAAATTCAAAGTATAGTCTTTGTCATTAATTGTGATAGTGTTCATGTTTTAAATTTCCTTTCAAAAATAAAAAGCGAGGGAACCCCTCGCTAACTGTTTTAATTATCAATGTCCAGTGATGGCAGTAGTGTCTTGGAAAGTATATTGGATCTCTCTGATTTGCTCGTCAGACAAAGTTGCTTCACCAGCTTGTGGCTTACCTTCAACAGACATCTCAGATTCAATCTCTACGAGCTCTTCAACATTCGCTGGGACTTCCCATGAAGACAAGCGACCGATTGCATAGAGTGCGCCGTATTTTCCATTTGTTTTTTTATCAGTCAAATCAATTTCCCAAACTTCGACCTTGAATCCATCAACTACTGACTGTTTCAACATTTCATTGACTTCGTCTTTTGTACCGATTGCGTTGATTGACAAGGTTGTTTCTAGACCACCATCGGCAACAACCGCACCGTCTTTAGTTTTAGTGGTGTCCGCATCACGGGAATACTCCCACTTATGTTCTGTTTGCAGTGCCAATTTAGCTGCTGCTTTCGTGTCCCCGTATTTACGGAACATCAAGATTTTATTCTTACCTAGCTGTGCTTCTTTTACATTTGTATCAGCCATGCTTTTCCTCCTTAGTAGAATTTGTAATATAAATAAACAATGAAGTGATAAAGCTCTTCGTCAGTGCTGTTATCACGGTTAGAATCAATTGACGACTCATTGACTTCCGCCGAGAAGTGCATCCCATCGATATTTTTGATAGCAAAATAGCTGGACAATAACTGCCCAGCCATATCAGATAACTGTTTACGGTCATCTACTCGTCCCCAAACATGGACAGTTGAGGACAAGCGACCAATCAAGCGTGACTTTGTGGCTCTGGGCAATGTTTGAATTTCTCCCATGACCACAAATGGGTAAGATGCGCTGTCTGGTGGAAGGTAAGGGTAAGTAGCGAAACCGAATCCCTCACTAATTCGAAAGAGTTCGTCATGTAGTAATTGGTCTGGTTGTTTCATATCTACTCCCATTTAGCTAATTCCTCGACCATTCCAGGGACAGTCGCTTCTAACGCAGGAGCCATAAAAGGCTGTGCCGCCATCTTCCGAGTGCCTACTTCGAGATACCCAGAATATTTTGTATGAGCCGTCACAACAGCTCTATCGCCCCCAGCTTCAAGAGTAATCGAGCGACGTGTTGCGCCAGTGGTATATTTACCGCTGAATTGCGCCTTGCCAATTGCGTTCTCTTTTAATTCACTGCCGTATTTTTTTAAAACTCGTTGACGTCGTTCTGGATTGGCGTTTTTCAACAAGGATTGGCTCATTTCATCTAGTCCATAAAACGTAAGCGTAGCCATATTACTTCACCTCCTTATTAACGTATAAAACACTTCTTCCAGCTAGATATCCTCTAGCAGTTACTGGAATGTATTTACTGCCGTGATATTCAACGGAAGTCACGGATACTGTCACAGGGCTTCTGAAACGAATGACTAAGCTCGTAGCATTTAGCAAACCTCCCAGCTTAGCTTGAAGGTCTAAGCTTGCACCAGTCACGTTACACTTAACTTCTTTGCACCAGTCTTCCCCTCCGACCATACGACCGAGGGTAGGGTCGTATCGTTTCGGTGTCTTATCGTTTTGATATTTGAGTATCACTGTATCTGTGTACCTCATAGAAACAGCACGCTCCCTTCCTTCGATTGTCCAGAGGTCCCAAATGTTCTTTGAAGCATATCGTCATATGGCTTGAATTCATTCTCATTGTCGTAATAAGACATTGAATGACCATCTACCGTCTCAGCTTTAGCTCCTTCAGCTCCTCGACGATTGAAGCGTTTAATAACGCAATCTTCGAAGATAAAAGAAAAACCATCGTCAATGTTGACAACGGCATATTCTGCTTTGAAATGACTAATTACTCTGTTTAGCAATACCCTTAAGAGGTCAATGCTATCGTCGTCATCTTTTGAAATCTCAAGGTCCAGCATGACATTATCTAGGACCTTTTCTCGATCTAATTCAGCCATGCTAGACCTCCTCACTCTTCAGTGTTATCTGTCGTTTTTTTGCGACTTGCTTTTTTCGGCTTTTCTTCAGCTTCAGCTTCAGCTTCAAGGAAACCTGCTTCAGCAAGTTCTTCGACACGTTCACCGGCATAATCGTCACCAGCATAGTAAATAATGCCGTCAGTTTTATCCTGAAACGCTTTTAAAACCTTAGTCATAGCTACTCCTTTCAAACTAAGCTACTGGAATAACAGTAAGCATATAGCAATCATCCAAACGTTCGAACGAAGGCAAGGCAATCATCGATACTTTGGTTTGGACGTTAACTGGATCAGTTGTTTTAGTGGTCGTAATCGCAATACCTTGGTCAACCACTTCAACTTGTGCTCCCGGAGTGTCTCCAGACTGCAAATCAGATTCTTCTGGAGTTGTACCGAAAACAGTAGAACCCAATGAACCATTTGGCACCAAAGTCAAATGACCGTCTGGATAGAATTTGCTAATTTCTCCTTTGTCATTTCGGTATGTGCCGTTTTCCAAAAGAACTGTAACACCGTAATTATCCAAAATATACGCTTCAACCTCGGCTTTGGTAACTGTTGTCCCTGAAGCTGCAAGAGGTTTGATGATTTTGACTGTAGATTCTGCTTTGCGAATCAAGCTAAACGTTTTGGCATTCATGATAGCAATTTCTGGCATCAAGCCAAGGCTTTGAGCTGTTTCGATTGCTTCTTCGAGGTCCGCAAGAGGTGTTGCTGTTGCTTGCGTCCAGTCTTTTGCAACTGTTTTCTTGTGGTCGTCTTTAACGCCATAGTCAATATCGACGTTTTTCCCTTCGTTAACAAACGCAATCTTACCAGTTGCGAGAACTTGCATACGCATTGATTCCAAACGAGCACGAGCACCTTGGATAAGTGTCATTTCGTCATTGAAAATGCCTTGTGTGACAGTCTCAATCAAACCAGTGTTGTTAGAACCAGCAATCAAGTTAAGTTGTTGGCGGTCAGCTTCCTTAACGAGCATGGCTTCTTTGAAAAATGGCATTTGTTCGTCATGGATTTCAGCGCCCACACGTTCACGAATAGTGACATTAGTGTCAAATGCCGCTGGTTTCAAGACAACCGCACGTCCTGAAGAACCCTTGATGTAAGACAATTTAGTACCAAGTTGTTTGCGTGCAGGGAAGATACGTTCCCCAAGCGTTGAATCCACATCTAATTGTGATGTGTTGAAATATCCAGCGATATTAGATGCTGTTACCGTGTCATAAATAAGACCCATTAAGCATTGCCTCCTTTTCCTGCAATAAATTTAACGAGTGGCAACGCTGTTTTAATAGCGTCGTCAACTGTACCACCGTTAACCGCTTCTTTCCAAACCTCTCCAGCGTACAAGATAGATACCGTTTTATCAACAGACAAGTCTGCATCGTATAGAACGATTCCTTCTGGTGCCGTCTTGTTCTCTTCTACTGGTTTAGAGCGGTCATCGAAAATTGACCCGCCTTTACCAGCTACTAAAGTACCAGCTTTAATGTACTTCTTGCCGTCTACGTCAACACCAGCAAAATTTTTATCAACTGTGGCAGTGACAGCTTTGTAAGGTAAAGAACGTAGAATGTTACTTGTGTCAAATACTTTTTTTACTGACATGAAAAATCCTTTCTAATTGTTGGCTAGATAATCTTACCTGACGAACGGACAGCTTTTTGAGCTAAGCGAGAGCCGTAATTGTCTGTGTTAGAAATGCCATCCGCTGATGCTTGAGGTGCATTTTGTCGGACAGTTTTCTTAACTTCTTCCGCAACAGCATTATTAAATACTGTTTCGAACTCAGTCACTGCTTTAAGTGCATCTTCGGCGTTGCCAGCCATTGCGAATGTCTCAGCCAATGCGCTAGGCAAGCCTTTAGCTACCAAATCTTTCTCAACAGCAACAACAAGCTTTTCATGCTCAAACGCAGCACGTTCCTTCTCAAAGCTCTTTTGCTGATCCTCGAACTCTTTTTTAGCTCTATCTTGAGCTGATAGATTGGCATAATCTTTTTCTTTCTGCAAAGCATCGGCTACTGCTTGAGCTGTACGCTCTTGTTCACCCTTATCTCTGTTATTCAAAGCAGTCTGTACCGCTTTGTTAATCATGCTATCTAATTCAGATTGAGAACCAGGCGCTTTGAAGTCGCTCGCAGGGGTTGGGGTGCTCCCTTGCCCTTGGTCTTGGCGACTCTCTTGTTGTCCGTTAGTCTCGATAGTGTTATCTTGTTCCATAGTTTCCTCCTACCTAGTCTCGTAAAGAACACCCTTTCTAAGCCACGATAAGGCGAGCTACGCCATCTCTAGTCTTGTCTAGGGTGTTTACCCACGAGCCACGCTAGTATTGTTTATTTAGGGCTTAAATTAGCCCTATGCGCTGACGAGGAATCGAACCCCCAAGCCCCTTGTCTAGCACGGCTATCAGCGCATAAGAAAAAGCCGTATTGCTACGACTTTAATTATTTATTTCATTAATCCGATTATTTTATCTGGATCAGTAAGAGCTATCTTCTACATCCACCTCGGCAACCGCACAACGGCAGTACGGGTGCATCGGCGGGGCGTTTAGCCCGCTCTCCATTTTATCAACCGGGACGGGTTCCCTCTCGGTATCACGACCAACTTGTTTGCAATAATCGCAAGCCCTCGATTCTGGCATGAGTTTGAAATACTCGAAGCCATTCTCTTTCATGATATCTTGCTGGGCTAGTGTCTGAACTCTAGCATGTTCCGTGATTGCCAATCGTTCAGCGTCAGTGCGAGAGACATCCATGTATTTACGGATTCTCTGAGCGATGGTTATACCGTTCTCTCCTCGAACAAGAGCTCTGGTCACTTCCGTTTTAACCAAATTGCGCAACTGTTCCTGTCTCTTCCAGATACGCTCCGACCATTTAGCACCTTCGAAATTAGCGTTAACAGCCGTCGTCATGTACTTTTCAAGTGTTTTCTTGTTAGGCACCGTCTGATCAAGCAGGCTTCCTCTTGCAATTTCGCTCTTATAACCATTCGTCAGATAATCGTTAGTTAATTGACGTTCGCCTTCAGATAAAACCAATAGTTCGAGTTCTAACTCTTGGATAAGAAGCTCTTGACGACCAACAGACATAGAAAAATTGTAATCTCGAAGTTCCTTGTTTGCCTTCGGACTAAAATCTTTGTCAGCTACATACTGCTTGGCTTTAGCTTCAAAAGCCTTGATATCAAAACTATCTGCTCTTCGTTTCGCATCACTAGCGGTTAATCCGTTTTTGTCAGCGAAATTTTGGATATAAGCATCTAGTTCTTTGCGCAACTGTGAAAGTTGCAAATTATATAGTGCTTCAAGTTCTTTCTTAAACTCAGCTTCACCCTTTTTATTGCTCGCTTCTCGTTCTTTCTGAGCACGTTCTGACCAGTATGTCATTCATCAGACCTCACAGAATCGCTCGTATGCGTTTCTCCTTCATCGTCGTCGGCATATTTACCCACTTGCCCGTTAAACTCGCTAGAATACCCCTTAAAATCGATTTTAGACACCTCTTTATCCACTCTGTCGAGTTCCTCGGCTGGGCTCTCGACCAAACCAGATAAGCTAAGAGCAGTTTCTTGTGACACTTGACCACCAAGACCAGTCAAAATAGATACTTGCTCGGATAGTGATTTCGGTAAGTTTGGTGTGAATGTTATTCTCAAGAAGTTTTCATCAAACGCTTTGAATTCTTTGACCAACTCACCCACACGGCTAGCCAAACGATATCGACGCTTCAAACCCTTTGTAAATTGCGATTGAGTCTCAATGCGGTCTTGGTCAAGCCCGAACAGTTTGTACTTCATTGCCTCGCCGGACGTGTTGCCTGAAAAGTTCTCATCAGCTATGTCGGGAGTGTTAGTGAAAGTGTGGATATCTTTATCCAGCCTAGTCTTGTACGCTTCGACACCAGACACATCGTAAGACTTGGTTAGATATTCAGCCTTAACCGTCCCTTCCTTGCCATCCGCAGCCTTCGGGGGAACCAATTGCATTAAGCGCTTAGCTTTCATGTCTTCTGGCTTCATGTTTGCAGGTAATCTCATATCGCCATAGATGGCAAGGATAGCGTCAGCCATGTCAGACATATGATTGGCAGTATCAGATTCGGCTGAATCATATAAGTCGATTAAGTAAAGCTCGGTTTCATAATCGCCAATGCCATCAGTGTTGTTCAAATATTCCGTGATTGGGACGGTGCCAAATGCGTGAGCGGTGACAGAAACCTCTTTTAGATCTTCTGAGTAGTCCAAGACGTGAATATTTGTCGAAGTGTATACTTCAACGGTTTGATGTGCGTCAGAGAATAAATCAGCACTGTAGTATCTAACTGCTACTAATGAATTGTCTTCGAGCGAATTGTCATAAATGATAAACGTATTAAGAGGGCTTAACTGTTTAATTCGTGTCTGGTCGTCCTCACTTCGATAAATCAGCTCGTAAGCACGTCCAACTTGCGACAAATCTCGAATAAGATTTCGGTTCAGCGTATCAATGTCATTGTTTCGTCCAATTTCCTTAATAGCTTCGTCATTTTGCGAACCGCTAACACTGTCATCATATTCAACCCGAATAGGATTACCAGCTAGATATCCCGTTTTAAACTTACTAATCATGCGTCCATAGTTGTGGACGGCACGTTTGTCGGACATCTCTTTATCCTTACGCCTTCCAGCTTCAAGAACACTGTGATTATCCCCTCTGGCATAATCAAACAACTCCTGAATTCTGGGACGTTGACGCAACTTGTGATGGTTAATAAAATTCTTGAGCAATGCCCAGTTATCTTTCTTTAAGTCATCAACACTTTTAGCGCGGTACTTTGTGCGTGATTCTCGATGAAATCGCAGATTCAAAACATGCGATTGTCCGGTACTGTCGACAAATACTGTCTGTTCCATTCTTCCTCCTTAACTAAACATATCTATCAAATCATCATAGCTTGCTCGCTCTGTGCTGTTAACAACATAGTCTGAATAGAGAGCATATCTCACACTATCCAGCACATCATCAAACTCTTTTAACGGCTCGTCTTTTGTGCTGTTCTCTTTCCACCGATACTGGAATATCTCATCAAAAAAGCGAGGTACAAAGCCTCGCTTAACGTATAATCTTTGTTCTTTGAACAGCTTAGCGATAAGTTCGATGCCAGCAATCACTGACTTATTAGCATTACTGATATCAAAACCCTCATTGTCAAATCGTGCTACGTGCTCTGGACGGGCACTATCGGCATAGAATGGAATGTTTCCATAGATATTAGTCAGTTTCCTAGCTTGCTCTACCCACCAATCTATCTCTTTGAATTGCGCTGCTACGCCATCGATAAGGTAGTAGTTGCCATCCACACCTTCACCGACTACCACGATAGATCCGTAGTGAGTATATCCCCAGTCAATCCCTGCAAAATAACGTTTCATGTCTGGTAACTCATCAACTACGTGTATCTTACTGTCGTAATCGGCGTAGATAGCGCCTTCCGCAACCGTCCACTTCATTATTTGTTACCGCAAGGGCTCTTTATCCCCTGCTTCTTATGGTTTCCCATAAGTTCAGACTATCTCTTCATCTCTTGTTAAGAGAGCTGGATTTCGTGGATATTTAGGCATATTAAAAACCGGTCATGATCTCATGCCGATTCAACTTAGCTTACTTTATCTAGTCGTTAAACCTTACTGACATTTCTGCCAGTAGTGGTAATTGATTAGCTTATTCTACAAATTCAAAAGTATATCCGTGTGTTTGTCTAGCTTTCCCTAAACAAACTTGATTAATATGAGTTCGAGCTTTCGGAATCCCCATTTTTTCAGCACATTCTTTGACAGAGTTATAGACAACACCTGTCTCAATACATCGACATTTTTTACTTCGTGCTTCCCTAAGTTTTTGCTTCGTTCCATCTGTGTGCTGTTTGCCATAAAATGGATTTTTTTCTCCAGTTTTTTCCTTAGCTTTTTCAGATAGTTTTTTTCTAGTAGAAGCTTTAACTGTTTTTCCACGATGTACATCACCGATTTTCTTTTTGGTTTCCTCGGTGTGCTTTCTTCCAAGCCAGTAAGTATTGCCCAACATTTCTTGACGATGTTTCTCTCGAGTATCGTCGGTTATCTGTGACAAGTTACTTCCGTCAGCACCGTAGCTCATATTATAGCCATCATCGCAAGAATTATATTTCCCAATGTAGAAAACTTCTTTTTTAAAACCTTCTTTTTTGGTGGCGTATTTTAATTCTTCTAGAATTTCGACCTCGAAAGCAGAAGCCCCAAAAACATTGTAATCTCTTTGGAGTTTTTCGTTTGAGTGTCTATTGTTTTTTAACTCCCAAAAATGCTTTCTTTTTCTCGTATCTAAATCTTTTGTAACGCCAATATACTTCTTATTGTTAATTTTATTTGTGATTGAATATATCTTTAAACCCATGTCCGCACTCCTAGTATATCTTATACTATACTATATTAAAGTGCGTTTTGCAAAACTTAGCCTTCCAATTTTAACCCAGTTTTTCATCTGCTGATCACTCAACAGCGGGGCAAGTGTTTACCCAAAATATCTCTATCGTAGAATTTCCCCTGTGGCGTAGCCGCCTTAATAGAATCGATATAGCGTTTCGACAAGAAAGTGTTATCATCGAGCTTGAAACTAAAATCTATAATCTTGCCGTCATTCTTGCCAATGTAGTCTCGGTTAAGCCAATGGTTTGGGTTGTCTGGGTTACTATCCCACACCACACGAGCACCCTCGCCCGAACACCGTGAGATGATTTCTTTGAAAACTACCTCATTCGCTAGTGACGCTTCATTGACGTAAGCTCCGAAAGCCGTAAAACCACGGGCACGCTTAAGCCCAGATATAGAGCCAGTGTATACTTGCACGACTTTTACACCGCAAAAAACGAAAGAGCCATGCTTATCGTATTTTGGCTCAAATCCATATTTGTTGTAAAGTTCTTGCAACACGTTATTCTGTATCGACGTTGACGACGTGCCCGCTAAGATATAGATAGGCTCATCCACGCCTAGACGATCAGCAATCTTTCTAACACGGCTCAGTTCAGTTACAAACGTATCATTGTTAACTACTGTCTTACCAGCACGTTTAGCGCCATGAAGACCGCATATAAACCAGTCGTGGTTCCAGATATAGTGCAACACATCCAATTGCCGTTTGGTATAGAGCTTACTCAAGTCCATCGCTCACAGCTCCTTTGATAATATCGAGGAAACCAGCAATTTTTTCATCTTGCCCTTCATCACCACCAACTTGAGATTTGAGTTTTTCGATCTCAAGTTGCAATTTCTCAGCTTGCTTAGCGGTTGGATAGCGTTTCATAAGTTCGCTACCAGCTTTAATGACCTCAGAAATGGACGGGGGCTTCTTAGTCTTGACGAACCGACCTGTAACGGCGTTTAGCTCGACGACTTCTTCCATCAACTCTTGCCTCAATATCGAAGTAAAAACTTGCATAACTTCATCTTGTTTTGCAATCTTTTTCTTTTCAAGCTCTTTCATCCGCTCTTCGATATAAGCCTTGATTCCGACATTTTCCAACAAATCATGACTTCTTGCTTTAGCATATTTCTCGGAATAACCAGCTTTTAGAGCTGCATTATAAGCTATACCAGATATCAAGTATTCATCCGCAAATAACTTTTGCCGTTGATTTAGCCCAATGTCCATCACCTCCTTAAAAGTGTGTATTTTATGCGTATTTCTGTTGACAAAGCCTTTTGTCATGTGTATAATATAAGTATAGAAAGTGAGGGAAGCAAAAATGCCAATGACACCTAAACAGATGGTCAAGCACCTAAAAAAGAATGGCTTCTACGAAATTAGTCAACGTGGTAGCCACCTCAAAATGCGAGATGACAAAGGTCATCAAACAACTGTACCAATGCACAATAAAGATTTGAGCAAAGGAACAGAGGATGCCATCTTAAAGCAAGCTGGATTAAAATAATCCACTTGGCTTTTTGCCTACTCATATAAACGGAGGAACATCATGAAATTATATCCAGCAGTATTCACACCGAGCGATGGTTACATCACTGTCACTTTTCCAGATGTGCCTGGAGCTATTACACAGGGCAAAGATATTGAAGAAGCCCACGCTATGGCTGTAGAAGTTCTAGGTTTTGCTTTGGAAGATTACTCAGAGTACCCAAAAGCAACACCAATCCACGAATTAAAAGAGCAATATCCAGATAGCGATATCGCTCTTGTTAGCATTGATATGGCCGCCTACATGCGTAAGTATCATTCTAAAAAAGTTCGTAAAAATGTCACTATCCCAGAATGGCTTAATGACTTAGCTGAAGAAAATAACCTCAATTTCTCTCAAGTGCTTACAGAGGCACTTGAACTCAAATTACACGCATAACAAAAGCGCCT